CGATGGTGCCGAAATATGCAATCGGCGAATCAAGCGTAACCGTAGCCGACGTATTCAGCCCCGTGTTCTCGACGACAGCCGTGTCTTGAGCAAGCGGGAAGTTGTCGGTTGATGCTGCACCACCAGATGATGCTGCCCAGTTGTTAGCAGACCAGTTACCGCCCGCAGCAGTGACCCAATAAACAGATTTAGGCGTAGACGCAGTAATTCCTCTGATACCCCTAAGATCCCCGATCCTAGTGCCGCTAATCGGTGCAGCAGTGCCGATAACGTAGATGTCTCGAAAATCTGCGTCTGTCAGACTCGGAGTAGCGTTGACGGTGAGAGTTTGAGCGATGCCCGGATTGACACCACGGAACCAGACACGGCGGTTGCCTGCGGTGCCGGTTGTGGAAAGGGTGCCGTTGATGGTTTGGCGGGCTTGAAACGTAACTTGACGAATACCAGCAGTGTTTGGAGCGGTAATGCTTAAATTATTAAATGTATTAATTGCTTCAAACGAATGAGTCCCAACAGGTGTTGCTGTAAAAGAAACATTATAAAATGTCACGCCTTGTGAAGTTGCGGGACCGCCTGTAAATGTTGCGCCAGTCGATGAACATACTATTGTAGATGTTCCAGCATTAAAAGTTAAGTTTGTATTTGTTGCAAAATTAATTGGCGAGGCACCACTCAACGTCACCGTAGACGATCCAAGATTTATCGTGCGGGTGTTGCTGTTGCTGGAGGATAGTTGAGTTGCAGTGACGTTGAAGTTGTTGGTGGTGAAGGTTCCTTGGGTAAGGGTAAGCGCAGTTGTAACTGTTAGCGCATCGCTCAAAGACAATGTTGTGCCTAAAGTTGTAATTTGAACAAGTGATGAAAGAGTTTTTCCGTTGCTGGTTAAAGTCTGCGTTACGCCGCCTGTAAACTGAAGCGTTCCGGTATGCGTCCATGTCATTCCGGTTGCAACAACAACATTACCAAAAGTGTTTACCGGAGAAGTTCCTGCAAATGTTCCAGTAAAACCTGTGAATGTAAGGTTCTTGCAATTTGCCGCCGCTGAAACAGTACAAGTTACCGCACCAGAAGCGCCATCAAAGAACACATCATCCGCACTAGTAGGCACAGCCGCGCCACCAGCACCGCCAGACGTAGTTGCCCACTTGGTACCGGCAGTACCATCCCAGTTGGCAGTTCCACCGACCCAAAAACGATCTGCGATTTTAGCTCTCCTTAAATCTCAGTGCCTTGGGGCCATGTGTATCTAACTTTACATGGCAAGGCCGACAAACAGTTCTTCCATTATCTACGTCATACCGTAGATCAGGAAACGCGCACCACGGTTTAATATGATCTGCTTCTAAATAGCCACCTTGGATGCTACAAAGCTGACAGGTCCAATTATCTCTTGCAAATACAGCGTTTCGCCAGTCTCTATACGGGTACTGCGCCATCGCTGTTTTACGCTCTGATCTTAAACCACCGCGCCAATTTGGATGCTCTGGGCCATAACGATAGTTTTGTCTTTGAAATTCTGAGAGCTTTTTACGGGTCTCGTCTGAATGCCTCCGCTTTTCCGGCGGCACTAGGTCAGGATGTCCTGTCGTAAATAAACCTTTCAGCTCTCTCCCGGCAAAGAAACACGCCTTGCTGCAAAACTTTTTGCGTCCTTTAGCAGCCCACGGTTGCACATCAAACACCTTAGCGCAATGTTTGCAGGTTAAGGGCACCCAAGGCTTTGCAGCAGGCATTTCTTACACCTTGTAGTACCAGATGCCTTCAACTTCTACGAGCTTCGCCCCGGCAGGGGGTACACCCTCTAGCTTCTGGTACACCTCTCCGGCAATCTCTTTGGTGGTATCCGGCTGCTCAACCGGAGGCGCAGTCACAACAGCAATCCAGTTGTCCCGGCGCTGTTCCTTCATGGCCTGGATCTCTGCTTCCGTGAACGTGTGATCGTCCGGGAGGTGCAGAGCGTCAGCGAATTTGCCGTGGGGGGTGTCGAATTGAAAGTCGATCTTCATGGTTTTTGACCTTTACACGGCAACTTTTGTTGCCAAAAACCTTCGAGCCTTGGGACGAACAATAGCAGAGACAATATCCTCGCCATTGGACATCCGTTGATGCACCGCAGCTAATGTGATGCCGTAGTGATCGCACCAATCAGACAGGCATTTTGTTTTGCCATTGATTGAAAGAAGGATCGTGTTTCGCTTGTTTCTCGATTGAATCGCCCTCGAAGTCCAGCGAACATTGCCAGGCTCGTAGTTGCCATCGTTGTTGATTCGATCAAGCGTGTCTTTTGGGCTAGGCGGCTCTCCGACATCCTGGGCAAAGTTTTCAAACACTAGCCAATGTGGGGCAACAACAATTCCACGACCCCCATAGTTTGGATAGGCCGGATTGTTTGGGTTGCTGCATCGAGCTTTCATGTTGCACCAAATGTTGTACACCCGACTGTGACGCTTACCGTGGCGACGATTCGAGAATCCAGAACGCGCCAAACAACCACATGATCTCGTTCTGCCGATCCTGACCGCGCTTGCGAGCTTCACACACTCCTTGCCGCAGTCACACACCAGTCGCCACAACTTCTGACCGTGCTTGTTCGGACCCGCCTCGTCGATGAACTGCAATTGACCGTAGCGTTGCATAGTGACCTCCTGTTGAAAGCCACCATGCTATCAGAATCTATGCTACTAATGCAATGCTTATGCAATCCGGATTATCGCGTTGCTGGCATCGGCAGTCGGGAAGATGATAGTGAACGTCCCGGCCGTCGAAGTCTTCGACCCGCCAAAGTCCAAAATACAGACCGAAGGGTCGCCCGCTGCTGAGTCGTTGTAGATCATCGCGCCAAAGGCCGTGATCGTCGCACTGGTGAACGACAAGTCCGCAAAGTCCGTGAACGCAGTCGTACTAGAGCTCGTCGGCGTCACATTGGTCAGCGCTCCGCCGCCCGCAGAGTACGTTCCAGACGCCCCCACCTCGTTGGTCACCGTGTAGGCCGTAGTCGCCGCCGTAAACGAAGCGCTGTTGTCGTAGAGCGCCAGCTTGAACGTGTTGCCCGTGCTGGCCGTGAAGTTGTGCACTGCCCTCATCAGCTCAACCTTGAAGCTGGTGCACATAAAATTGCCGGTGAATGCCATGTTAGTCCTCCAAAATTGAGCGCAAATCCGCATGTCCGGCTTGGACCAGCCTATTTGCAATGGTTGCACGGTCCTGCTGGACCGTTTCCTTCAGATAGAACAGGACAACCTGCTTGACCTGCTCCTTGAATGCACGCGCCTGCGCCTGCACCGCCGGATGCGACTGGTCTCCGACAAACACGATCTTGTCAGCGGCCCGCTGCGCGAGCTCCTCAGGCGTCCAGCCTCGCTCGGCAGTGGTGGCGACCTGTACACCACCCACCAAAATAGGGGATTGAACAGAAATCATGGTCCGGGTGACTCCGATTTGACAGGGATACGAATCATGCCGTCGCGATACTCATCACGACGACGACGGCCTTGCTGCTCAATGCCCAGCCCTTGGAGCGCCTCTTTGTAGGCACCCTTGAAGTAGTTCAACATATCCCCCGGGCCCTTCGTGTAACTGTACGCCTGAACCAAGCACGCATACAACAGCGCCTCCGGCGCATTCAGGCTGATCCATGTCGTCGGATTCGCGGAGGACAACTGCACCGGGCGATAGATGTACCCCAGCTCGACGACGTATCCGGAGTTCGGAGTCGGAGCCACGTAAAACGTGTCCTGATCCCAGACCGAATAGTACTTTGGAACGCCTGTAGCAGATCCGTCCGGCCAGAACTCCTTCATGAAAGAGGTGTCCCGGAAGTCCAAGAAAATTTGATCCCCCGAAACCGTGATCATCATGTACCGATGCGTCAGGATGCCCGACGGCGCGGCCAAGAACTTATTCCCGGAGGTCAGATTGCCCGCAACCTCAACCTTGAAAACATCCAGATCGATCTCGCGAAGGATCTGATTCTCCGCCATCGTGATGAACGTGTTGATCACCGATGCAGTGAAGACGTTGCTCCCCACCTCGGTGTAGTTGCGAATGTTCGTGACGAGCTCGTCGTAGGTCATGATGTGCTCACTGTGACAGATCCAACGACGCCCTGAGCAATCAAGGCTTGTCCCTCGACATAGGGCCGCATGTCATTCGTCCCGCGCGCGCTGCCAAAACTCTGGAAGGCGGTAAAGCCGGGCGCTCCAACAAACACCGACACAGGCTCAATGCGATCGGGCCGAGGATCACGCAGCGCGATCGCGTCCCCGCGATATCTTAGCGGCTCAAGCTGCGGTTCCTTGGGCTCGTAATCATCCGGGCAGACCATGTAGCCCTGCCAGTTCTTGCGCAGGGTGTTGTACGGATACCGCTGCCCACAGTAATCACAAAGGGCTAGTGAGTACTTTCCGGTCGCGTATGCCACGTCATATCCCTAGATCCGGAACAAACTGCACACTGGCAGTGTCACGATCCTCAAGGGCAGCTCGCTGGAAGTCCTCATCGTAGATGGCCTTCAAGGCCTGCGTCCGCTCAGGCGCAAACTTCAGAGACAGGTAGTAGGCCAGCCCGGACGCCAGACACGGCAGGAAACGGAAGTTGATATCCGTCGTGTTGGTGTAGTCCCCCGCATCCTGAATGCGCCGGATCCGGTAGTACACGAACGTGTACGTCTGATCCGCTGCCGGATAGAAAAACACCTTCGGCGTGTTAGCGCGCTGCACATAGAACTGTGCAGGACGGGCCTGCGAGGTCTTGTCCGGGACGTTCAACCAGTCTTCCCGACTGATCCGCTCGATGTAGACGTCCGTATTGATGCCTTGGCTGTTCTGACGGATGATGGCTTCGAGCACGTTGACCGTATCCGAGGCCAATGTGATCTCATTGTTCCCCTGAGTCAGCGTATAGGTCGCTTGCTCAATCGTCCAAAGGTTCAACCCGCGATTGGCCCAGTCCAAGAAAAGCAAGTTGAGCGAGCGGCGCGCCGTGTTGAGCTGATAGCCGCTCTGCGGGCGCATCCCGCAACGCTCAAATGCCTCTTCAACAAGGTCATCAATCGAGAGGTCAAACGTGGTGGTGCCGGAAGTAGTCATTTGCTGTACAGGTTATTAAATGTTGCTTGCGCATCCATGTACGAGTCGTCCTGCTCCGCACAATGTGTCCACTGACTCGGCCTGAAGTCGGGGGCCCCTTCTCCTGTCTGCCAAAACGCAGGGCTTGTGACCCGAACGCGATTGTTTGGCAGCGCCACAATATTCCCTGTCCACTTGCCCGCATCGGTCAAGATTAGTACATGACTTTGCTTGTGCTGTGCAGGGCAATCAGCTACCTCGCTCTCCGAGTAGTCCACAGTAAACAGATACCTGCCAGTGTGAAACTCGCCGTCAATCTTGCACAGCCATGGACTGGGGCTGGTTCTCGCAAACTTCACCACAGTGTGGTGGTGTGAAGGACAGTCCCAAGGCTGTGCCAAGTGCGTAGGCATACGCTCTGGCCACTCCTCCAATGGTATGTCCCCCACCAGCGCTGTGATAGGCATACGCGCCCACATTGCTCCCCCATGCACGTTTTCGGAGTCATCTACCAAGCTTTCACACCCGGTAAATACGATCTGAAAACTCAAGCAACGATCCGGCATGGCATTTACCGCAATGACATTTGCGTGCAAATACTCGCCATGGTACTTCTGGTGCATGTGGGTAAACTCGCGTCTAACCCAGCACTTGAAGTACGGAATGTTGCTGATGAGGTAAGCCATTATTTTGCGCGCTTACCTCCCGCCATCATGCCTTTGGACATTTTCTTGACAGCGCCGCCCGCCATCATGCCTTTGGACATTTTCTTGACAGCGCCGCCCGCAGCGTAGCCTTTGGACATCATGCCGCCGCCCATCATGCCAATGGGCTTGCCCATGGCCATGCGCTTGTGCTGATTGACCGCACCACCCGCCGCCATCATGACCGGGCCGGTCTTCTGGCTGGTCTCAGACACCACCTTGTTTTTCGGACCACTGCCCACGGCCCCACCGCCACGCGTCGCGCAGCCCATTCCACGTCCAGCCATGATTATTTCCCCTTCTTCATAACGGAACCACCCTTCTTCATGCCGTGCGAGGCCCCGGGCATCATGCTGCCGTCAGGCATCTTGTGCATGGCACGACCCTTCGCATCGGCCGTCTTGGTCTTCATGGCACGACCCATTTTGTCGGCCATGCCGCCCTTCTTCATCTTGCCCACACCATCGGCGGCAAAAGACGGCACCATCTTACCGCCTTTCTTCACCATTTTCATCTGCGCTTTCATCTCGTTACCCTGCCTTTCGCATTTCGTCCAGTTTGGCTTCCAGACGGTTAAACCGCTGGTCTACGTGGTTGACGATCCTGTCAAAGCGGTCGTCAACCTCTTTCCGAGTGACATGCTCACGGGCCATCTCTTCGCGAGTCTTGTTCAAGAGGGTCCCAAAACGGCCGAGCTCGTCAAATTTGCCTTTCAAGAAGACTCCCATCACCCCGACTAGGGCTGTGAGGATGATGTTCCAGATCATCATTTCCATTTAAGTGCCTCAACAGTTCCACGCCTTGAGCGACAGCGCCTTGCGGGTCGGTCGTCCCTTCGCATCTTTCATCGGACCGGACATCCCCGACATTCTGGCGCAAAACGACTTCCGGCGCTTGGAATCCTTCTCAGTCTTGGGGTTCGGAGCAGGAGGCTTTAGCCCCGGCTTGCCCGGATTGGCAGCGTTGTAGCTGGCGCGGCCTTTGGCGTTCAACCCACCCTTCGGGTTCTTCCCTTCCTTGCGAGTCCACGCAGGCGTCTTAGCCATGATTACCTCTTCTGCTCTTTAAGTTCTGCCGCAAGGGTTTCGGTTTTCTCTTTGCTGCCTGCACTCGATCCAAGGAAAAAGTTGATGATGGTCGCTACCACTGTACCCAACAGGAAGCCAAGAATAGTGTCGGCGAACCGCACATTGCTCTCTTGAATGGTTCCAAAGGTGATGAAGAAGATGTAGGTCACCGCAGTAATCGACCAAAAGGTCGCCAGATACATCACAAACCGCTTGGCAAACTTGTCGTCCTGACCCAGCGCAGCAACCTGCATTGCCCGAGCGTCAGCCGTGTTCTTGTTGGCTTGCTCGATCTTGAACTCTTCGTGCTTCTGAGCCGCTTCGCGCAGAGCTTTGACTTCCTCTGCGTTCATGTCAGGCTTGAGCTCCAGCCCGGTCTTCTCCTGCACGTAGTCCAGACCCTTGTCCACCACCGCTTGCGCGACCTTTGGCAGGTTGTTCTGGATCAGGGAAGAAACGATTCCCGCGATTAGAGGTGCCATCAGTTGCTCACTAGGTCAAAGTTAAGGTTCTTGTGCCGTGGATAGGTGACCGTTCTATCCCCCTCTGGACACTTGTACTTGATGGTTGCCAACAGTGTACCTTTACCCGGAGCCATTTCAGACTTAACTGAAAGCGTGTACGTAAACGTATCAACCTCCGGACCAGCGGGACCAGAGAACTTCGGGTTTGACGATGTAGCTTCATGCACCACACCCTTCCCATCCCTGATCGCTGGCACAAATGACTCAACCGAACAGTCATCCCGTTTCTTGATCCGGGCAACAGTCACAACAACCGGCTCACCAATCTTGGTGGGCTTAACTTCAAAGTGCTCTGGCACCCACTGAATGATTGCGTTGTCAATCAACCCAAACTTATCAAATAGCGTGTATCCACCACCAAGGGCAGCAATACTTGCTGCTACAGCGCCTATGGCTTTGTGGAAGTCCACAATTTACGCTTCCAGCAGCGTCGCCACTCGACGCGCCCAGCCCCGAGAAAATGACGGCCAGCCAGACATCGAGGTCATTGCCGTCAGGCGTTTTGCAAGCATCCTGCGGAGCGTTGCATCATGGTTTAACTCGTGGATCGCTGCAAGGGTCTTAGGACCAAGTACCCCGTCGGGTGTTGCACCCACCGCTTGTTGCAGCCAACGGATCGCGGTCGCCGGACCGCTGTTTACACCAGCATCAAAGACGGCATAACGAATGAGGGCAGGCAGCTCGTCGGCACGGACCGAGTCCCAGTACAAGGCTCGGTAAAACGGATCGACATCCGTGCGGGTCAGAGCCCGCATCTCATCGTGCGTCACTTTCCGACCGATATACTCTTCCCAAGCCCTTTGCGTGACCCCAAGGTTGGTGCATCCGGGACGCCCGTCAGGAAGCTGGTTTCCCGGGTCAGCCGGATCATTCGTGAACCCTCCCTCCAGTTCAAGGAGGTGGGTAAGGACCGTATTCCATTCCACACCGTTCTCCCATGCCTCGGTAAAACTCGTACTGACGCGTATGGCCAGAAGAAACTGGCCATACGCCTTGGACGACTTTTACGCGGGCGCTCCGCCCTCAAACAAAAGCGTCACACTGGTGATCTCAGCCGAGCTCAGATCAATGTAAATGCCACTCTCGAAGAGGATGCCCATGTCAGGGATGATCAGGTCCTGAGACCCAATCGCGGCTGGGGACGACAACGTCAACTTGGCCGTTCCACCACTCGTACTCCCATCCTTGAGAGTGATCGTGGCAGACGTGGCCGTGTGCGTGAAGTACACCCCCAGCAAACGCGTGCGGCCGGAGACCGCTGCCGCAGCAGCAGTTTTCCGTACCGACTGGATGTTGCTGAAGCTCATGACGGCCTCCTATTAACGGGTGGCCGCTGCGAACAGGTAGTCAATACGAGTGCGGCGCGTACCCGTCGCGCTGCCAGACAACGACATGGCCCCAACCGTCAGCTCGGTCGCCGGGATGTTGGTCGTGTGGGTTGCTACCAGCCTGTGCTCGATATAAAACTCCACAGCCCCAGTGCCAATCACCCGGATGGCCAAGGTCACGTACGTGTCGTCCACCAAGTCCACACCCGAATCCGTTGAGGTCTCAGTGCCACCGGCCTCGGTCTTGCACAGGATCGACGCATTACCGTCGTCCACCTCGAAGCAAATCCGGTCAGCAGCCGTCAACATGGCCTCGGGGTTGGTGGCAAAATTAACCGTGAACCCAGCACAGATGTCCGTCTGGTCCGCGTCATTGCATTGCAGCCGCGTCTCAAACCAAATCGACTTGTCCGCCGCCGGCAGGAAAATCTCATTGCCTTGCACCGACGCACCGTCATCATCCGTTGTCGCAGTCGAAGTCAGATCCAGCACTCCACCAACTACGTCCGCACCAATTCCGGCAGAGGCTCCGGAATCTTTGACCACGGTCCACGCGTTCGTGGAGTCCAACGCCACGTTCGTGAAGTCGTCAAAGAGCTCAAAGACGTCTAGGTTAACCGCAATGGGCAGGTCCTCGCCCCAAGCACCGGTGATCTGGCCCTTGCCCGAGTACAGTACCGGGCCGGAGAAATGCGTATTCGCCATTTGAAACCTCTCATGCGAGTAATGGTGCGCCTGTCTGCATGACGTCAGCCGGGTCTGTCAGACGCACCGGGATGTTCCCGGGATGAAAGGGTTTTAGCATAAAAAAAAGAGGGGCACAAGGCCCCTCTTTGACCAACCTGTCGAGATTACGCAGCGCCCGGCGAACCGAAGATGCCACGCGGATCGCTGAAGCCGAAACTGTAGCGTTCGCGAGCCTTGTAGCGGACGTTGCCGGTATCGAAGTCGCCCTCGAAACCCGTCTTGATCGCTACGCGGGAGAACATCTTCATGCCGTTGGGCGCGTCGGTCTTGAGGAACCAAGCGTCCGGGTCGGTCAGGAAGTGGTTGACGGTGTAGCCTTGCGGCACCATGCCCATGTTCCGGATCGCGTTGATGTCGTTGTCCGCCGTCCCAACACGAAGCGTGGACTTCATGATGCGGTCAGCAGTAAACATCAGCTCTTTCGGAATGATGAGCTTCAGGCCTTGGACAGCGATCTTCAGGCCGCGCTCGTCCGTGAACGCCGCGATGTCGATCAAAGCCTGCTCAAGCGAGGTCTCAGACAGGTCCGCAGCAACGGTCAGCTCGTTCTTCAGATCAGGACCGCCCAGCGTCGGGTGATCCAGAGCGCAAAGAGGCTTGCCGTCACCGCCGATCGAGGTGTCAAACGCGCCATTCAGCACGGAAGCCGCCTTGATCTGCTTGGTCTGCGCCATCGAACGGGCCAGCGCCTTGGTGTAACGCGCCGATAGACGGTCGTAGAGGTTGTCCTCCACGGCTTCTTCGGTCAGCGAAAACGCCAGAGCGATGGTTTCGTGCGTGTAGCGAGCCGTGTAGACCTCTTGCGCCTGATCGTATGCAACGCCAGCGCCTTCAGTCTTTACCGGGGCCTCACCAAAGCCCGATTCCATGACCTCTTCCTCGAACGCACGGTCAGAGGTTTCGATCGAATAGATCTCGGTGTGTTCCTGCTCGTAGTTTTTGTACTCCAAGCCGAACAGAGCATTGAGACCGGGCTCAAGCTCTTTCACCAGTTGTGCACGTGAAATTGCCATGATTAAGCTCCTTGACCGGCAACACCAGCACTACCGTACAGGTGCTCGTTGATCTTGACAACAACAACCGCATTGGTGCCGAAGGTGTTGCCGGGCACGTCCCACAGGCCAACGATCTTCAGGTTCAATGCAGCCGTTTTTGCAATGGTGGACGAGTCCAGTTCCATCGTCGAAACGCCCGTGGTGGTGCTTCCGCCGGTGCCCACAACATCGGCGTTAAAGCCGACTTGAGTCTGCGCAACCGACTCATCCACCTGAATGATAAAGAGCTGGTTGGGATCATCGATCACGTCGGCATAAATCTTGCCCTGCGTGATGTTTACCGAACCGGGATAGAAGTTCTTCCAAGTCGGCTTGCCGGTGGTCGGGTCGATGTAGTTGCAACCATTGAACACACCTATCGCAGCGGTGTGGGTCGCAGGCGCAAACTTGACGAGGTAACCGTCAAAAACGGTGACCAAGTCGCCTTGGTAAATCGCCCCGGACTGGTTGTCGGCAATCTCGTATCCGTACTGCTTTTGACCGCCAGTGGCGGACAGATTGCCGAGGGCACGCAGACCAAAGGGCTTGTCAACATTAGCCATTTGATGGTTCCTTCAAAAGGGTTACTGGTCTTTCGACCCGCCAAATGATACGCGAGACCTGCGGGTCGGGCGTTCGATGACCATGCTTGAGTGCGCATTGGCCTTCAACAGCTCGTTGTCCGCAGCTTGAAGCTGATCTCCCGCTCGTTGTCGGTAATGCGCATTTCGCTCTTCGACCGTCTCTTCCGGGATACGTGCAAGAAGTAGCGAACCCACGCTGATCACGCCAGCATGTTTGCCATCTTCTGGACTGGATGAGTGGTAGTCGGGGTATTCATCGGCACGCACAAGCTCGTAGCCTTCACGAAGACGACCAGCGATGTTTGTACGGTCTTGAACTCCACCGGCTTCTGCTCGAATCCAGCGATGTTTGTATCCAGGGGGCGCTTCGGGAGCATCAAGTCGCGAAGGTGCCTGCCATGGACGACGCCGCGTAATCTTCGCACGCAATTCAGCATCGCGCGAAGTACGATTCAAAGCCGGACCGGCTCCGATAGTGGGTTTAGCATCACTCATGATCACTCCTTCACGTACTTGGCATATTCCTCAAGCGGAACACCCAGTTTTTTGGCAATGGCCACCTGACTCGGAGTCAGTCGGACCGTGCGGCGTGCAGCTTGGTTAACACCAGATGATCTGGAAGCGGGTGCGACCGGCTGCACGTTACGCGTCGACCCGTTTTGCGTATTAGAGAACTTTCGTGGAAAGGCGTCTCGAATACGTTTGTCCAACTCATGATAATACTCGTCTGAGCTGGCGTCAAACCCCTCCGCTTCAATCAGTTGACGATGTATGCCCCACGCAGCATGCGTCATGGCCGTGTCTCGACCATACCAAGTGTTGCGCTCGGCCCACTCCTCTACCTTTGGATCAACCTGCCGCTGTTGAACGGGCTGCTGGGGCTGCTGAGGCTGTTGCTGCTGTTGCTGCTGTTGCTGCTGGGCCGCGAAACTTTCCGCGTAAGCCTGACGCTGCGCGTCTTGCGACCGAACATGCGCCTGCTCCAAAGCCAGTGACGTCAACCGCTGCTGTGCCTCGGTCTCAGTATCGATGTCGCCTTCTTCACGCGCTTTTTTGATGATCTGCTTCAGCGCCATCAACTGCGTCTCAATACGGCCCGTCGCCTCGGCCACACGCGCCTGATCCGTGCTCAGATACTGCTGTTCGATCTGCTGCGAGCGCGCCTGAACGCTTCGTGCATACTCCAGAGCAGCCTGTTCACGACGCTGCGTCTCCCGCAGCCGCGCGGTCAGCTTGTCGATCCGCTTTTTAACATTTTCGCTGTATTGATCCAGCTCGCCTCGGTCTGCCGAATCACCTTGATCGCTGCCGGTGGCAACAACCTCCGGCGGCTGAGGCTTTCCCAAAAGCTCGGACTTGCCGTCCTCGCTGAGTTGAACCGTTGCCGGCTCTTCATCTTCTCCAATCTTGAACTCCAACTGCTCCGTATTCATACCGCTCTCCTTTACATGTGCAAAACGTCTTCAGGATCACTGACCACGCCCAGAACCTCGTCGTCATTGATGAGCCGGATCTCACCGCCGTCGATGGGGATGCGCGCCCCGGCGTAGCGACCAAAAATGATCCAATCCCCTTCCTTGCACCACGCGCCAGTTGGGAATTTAGACTCATCAGCGTATGCCAAACTCCCTACCTTCAATACGTAGCCACAAACCGTCGCAAGATTGGATTTGCGCTGAGTCTCCTCAGCCAAAACAATCCCGCCCTTGGTTTTTTCGGCCCCGCGATAGGGAAGAATGGCAATCCGCCAGCCCGTAGGCGTTGGGACACGATCCAGAACGGCTTCATGAAGCTTGTCAGGGTCAAAACCCGACTCGGTATACGAGTCTTCAAGCCTAGGCCCCGTGCTTTCAGCTTCGTCGCGCCACTTGCGCTCTAATGCCGTCAGGTTGTCACTTTCTACAGTCTCGGTCGCGCTCATTGTCACCCCTTAGTCAAGTAAATCGTCGTCCGTGTGCTTCTTCAAGAGCGCTTTCACGGAATCTTCGACCATTTTCAAGCCTTCAAGGCGGCCCATCATGAAGCGATAACGCTCCATGTCAGTAATCGTGCCGTTCAACACGATCTGCTCTGACTGATGCTGTAGCTTTCTGACTTCCTTGAGAATTGCTTCTGCAAACTCGAGCATGGTGATTCCATGAAAGCAGCCGGTTTACCGCACCGGCTGATAGCGGTACTACAAGTCGCTCAGTATATGCGAACTGGGCGATTGCCATCCTTCTTTTTCACAATCTGCACAGCCTTTTGGACCCCTTTGGGCGTCGACACCATCGTGCCGCCCTTAGCCATCTTCTTTGCCTTGCCCGCTTTCTCGTAGGCGATCGCCGCAGCCTGCTTAGTTGCAGCGCTCACGCTCTTGGGCTTACTCGTTCCGATCTTGCCCGACTCTTTGTACGAACGAACCATCTCGCCGATGTTGGAGCTGATGGTCTTTTGACTCGACCCACGTTTAAGCGGCATTTGGAACCCCTTTAGGCTGCATCGTCTTGATTTCCTGCAAACGCAGGCGCTGTTGGTTGAGCTGATTGTTCTGCTGAAGCTTCTGTTGGTCAAGACCAAGCTTTTGCTGATCGATTTGAATGCGCTGTTGATCAGCTTGAGCGCGTTGTTGGATCTCCAGCCGCTTCAATTCGACCAGCGGATCCTCTCCGCCCTCGCCTGAAAGCTTTCCTTGCAAGTCCTTCATCTCCTGCATGTAGGTTGCAACCTTAATCGCCACCATGCCTTCCTTCTGGATTGCAGAAACAATCCTATCCGGGTCCGTCCCGTACATCTTGAATAGATCCGCTTCAACATCCTCTTCCGCTTTGAGCCGAATGTGATCCAGCACGTGCTTTTGCAGCTCAATTGCAGCCATCGGATTGGCCTGAAGCATCGGTGACATGCCCATCATCAGATGCGCTGCGATGTGCGCGTCATGTTGCTGTCCAGCAAAGGCTTTCAACTTCATCCCATTCAACACATCACTGTTCTCGGATGCCGGATCGCGGGGCATGTTCGTGTTTTGCGGCAACAAAATGCCGTCAATGTCACGAATGTTGAGCGCCGCATACATCCGATAGTACGCCTCGTACATGTTGTGCATGTTCGGGGCGCTCTGGGCAAGCTGAAGCTGCATTTGCGCGAGCTGAATGCGCTGTGCAGTGCTAAAAATGTTGGGGTCAGCGACCGGAAGCACCGACACCATGTTGCTGAAGTCCGCCTTTTTGATCCGGCGGCTTGCTCCAGGCACGTCATACGGGTACTCGTCGGGCAAATAATGCGCAAAGCCCTCAAAAAGCAGCTTGAACTCGAGCGTTTGCGCGTAATGCAGGCGCTTGTGGATGCTCGACATCACCATCGAGCCCCGTTCCAAGAGCGCCAGCGTCGTTCCGACCTGCGCATACTGGTTTCCGTCGCCTACTTGCATGTCGGCCGTGCTCGACAACCGCTTTCCAGCGTCCACCAAGAAGCCCAACAGCGCAAAAAGAACCTGACTAGGCTCTTTGTACGGCAACGGCATGAGCGAAGCCGTCAATTCAGCCCCGCCCGCATCAATATCGCGCCACTCTCCAGGCTGAATCGGGTCAGAATCGTCCGCGATCCGTGCACCTTTTGCCTTAAATCCTGCCGGAAGGTTCGCCAACGTGCCCGCATCGATCAACTGACGCATCGCACTGGTCGCCGCCTTTGACAAACCACCGATCAAGTGCACAAAACCAAGGCCATAGGCCCCCGGCCCCTCGACCAAGACGTAGTGTACGAAGTAGTTCCGACGGTTTTTCTGCTCATCCTCCTCCCGCCAGTTCCTACGGATGCCCACAACCTGATTCGTGTCCTCGGCCAACGTCACCACATAGGGCAACTTCACCCCCGTCGGGCTGCCCTCCTCGTCCCTGTCCTCAAATCCGGGGATGTCCAAGTCCACCAACTGCTCAAGCAGGAACACCTCCCCAATATCATCCGTCGGCTGAATCCCCACCACCTTGTCGGTGGCCGCCTGAATGGGGCTCGGATCCGCCGGCGTCGCCGACGTGTCGATCGGAATGTCCAAATACTCGCCCGCAAGCACCCGTTTCTTGAACTCGTTTGAGTCCATCGCGATGCGATGCGTCAGTCGCGGGCACTGGGACACGACACTTGAGCCGTTGTACGGGATGTAGACGTCATCGGCCAAGCACAGCTTGGACACCATGCGCTTCAATTGATGGTCGTAGTAGACCTTCTTGAACGTCGAGCCGCCGTAGCCCGTGTAAAACAAGAGCTGGTCGAACTCCGGCGTGTACTCTTCCATCACGGTTGTGATCTGGTAGTTCATGAAGTCCTGCACGCGACCCGCCTGCTGGTACTTCTCTACCGTCTCTTTGCCCATGATTTGCGTGCGCACGGGGCCGCCGGCCGGCATCAGCTCTTTGAGCGCTTGCGCCTGGAACTGGATGATCGACTCCATCAGCATGGGGTGCGCCACGCCCGCCGCGCCACGGAAAGGCTTGGTGCGCTCTTCCATCCTCAAGCCAAGAAGATCAAGGCCCTTGGCGAACATGTTCTCCCAGTCTGACCGCGAACCCTTGTCCGCCTCGAACATCGCCGACACGTCAATCGAAACCTTGGCCAAGACCTCCGGCTCAATCACACCCGCGAGGTTGGCATAGAAGTCCACCTCTTCGGCTTCGTCACTGCCGATTGCAACCGTGGCACCGCCGTCTTCGTCGATCTCGATTTCAATCTCAACCGGCGCATCGTTCAGCGCAATGATGCCCATGGACGGGGCAGGATTTACAGCTTTGTCAATCGGCATGATGGTTCCTCGGCGTTACCTAAAACGCGCAGTTTTCTTGGCAATGGTCTTGGGCTGCTTGACGAACTGCTTGCCCGCAGCCTTGCCAGCCCGCTTGGCCCGCGTCGTGGCCGCATACTCCTGCGGAGACAGAGACTGAATGGCAGCCTCCGGCAGATAACGCTCACCCGTCTTGCTCGACGGCTTCCCGGACTTGGTCCGCCACTTCTGACTCGTCCAGTCCTTCAACGACTGCTGCGGCGCTTTCAATCTTTATACCCCCCGCCCTTGGCCTTGTACTGCTTCGCCAAAAGCTGCGCTTTCCTCGCGGACCACTGGCCTGCGGCCGTGCCCTGCGTTGCCGAGGCTTTGATCCTGCTGAACAACGCCTTCCGCATGCCGGGCTTCGTGTAGTTGCCTGCCTGGTTCACGCGGCTCTTACCTGCTTTGGTGCTCTTGGTTGCCATGGCTGTGCCCTCGCTCACGCGGCCTTCAGTTTAGCAAGCTGGCCCTTGGCAGTCGAGGTGTTTACGGGGCCGCCTTCTGCATACCCGCCCGGCTTCAGATGGTCCGCAATAAACCCGCCACTGGACTTGGACAACGGCTCACCGCCCTCTTCGGCAATCCCACGCAAGTACTGCCCCAACTGCTGCCGCTGCTGACCAATCTCCCCCTTCGTCGAACGCACCACCACGTTCTCCGGCAACCGGCCCTGCGCCTTCAACTCCTCCACCGCCGCATTCATGACCTTCTGGTAATGCTTCCCGCCAACCAACATCACCTCCTCAATCCCCTCCGGCCACTGCACCGACCCCATCGACTGCTTCACCGTCTTCACCAAATCCTCCGCCTGCTTCGGCGTCATCTTCTGGTTGTACGGCTCCAACATCTGCTTCGGCGTCACAAAACCATGTTTGGCCGACAAGATCATCATCTGCGGCTCATGCCCCGGCCGAACCTGATTCCGATACGTCTGATAAAAAACACCCTTGTACAAATCCTTCGCCTCAGCCGGCGTCGCACACTTCATGTCACTGCACGGCATCAACAACAACCGCTTCGCAGCAGGAATGGCCCGTGAGCCAAGGCCCACGGCCCCAGCGACAGCGCCCACGGCCGGCATGTTCGCCATGGCCTGACCCGTCCGATACGCCTCCGTCGGATTCAACACGTCCGCAGGCTCGGCCCCAAAATAGCCCTTCGCCCCCTCCCGAACCGGCTCCATGAGCTGCTTCAACATCCTTGAAGCACTCGACTCCTCCGTCACCGGCTGCTCCTCCGGCGAGGACAAAACTTCACCACCCTCGGCGCGCTTGATGATCAACTCTTCCAAGGGAATAATCTCCCGGCCCCCATCCCTTTTGTAGCTTTGAGACGGCAGCACAAGCCTCCGCTCTTCCGGCGTCAAAAACTGCCGCGCCTCAACCGCCCGGGATTCGGCCTCCCCCAGCAATCGCTCGTAATAAAGACGTGCAGCCGTCTTCTGCGCCTCAATGTCAAGATTTTTGGCGTTCGTTTTCCTAAAGCCCAAATAGTCCTGATAACTCTGCTTGACCTCGGGCGTGATCTTGTCCGTCTTCCACGCGTCTCTTGCAAACTCCTGCAACGAAGCAGGCTGCGCCATCTTGGCTCGCAACTCCTTCAAGATCTCGTGCGCACGAGGATCCGTAAACGCCGTCAGCTCAGAACCCCCCAAGCCAAACCCCTCCCGAAACTGGATGTCATGCTGCAACTCATGGAGCATGCCCCGGGCATTTTCTGTCCTGCCACCCGCCGTACCCAACTCAATAACCGCTCCGGGCTGTCCGCCAGCGGTCAAAGCACTCTTGGTCTCATACGGATTCGTGCGAACCAAAATATCCCTCAGCTCCGGGTAGTTCTCATAAAGCTCCGGATGCTTAAAAACCATACCAGCAGGGCCCCTTGACACCTGACCCCGGTGCTGCGCCGCTTGGTCCGAGATCTCCTGCCGCCACTTCCCGTCCGGTGCCTTAAAGTTCCCCGTCTGCTGCCAGATCTCATCCGGCGTCGCACCCTGCTTCTCCATCTTCTTGGCCACCGCATTCGCCGCCTTGTTCCAGCCCCGCGCGCCACGGCCAATAAAAATCCCCAAAGCCGCCGGAGCACCCACCCCCGGCATGTTCGCCATGGCCTGACCCGTCTGATACGCCTCCGTCGGATTCAAAGGCTCAGTCGGCTCAAACCCAAAATACCCCTTCGCCCCCTCACGAACCGGCTCAACCAACCTCTTCAACATCTTGGACGCGCTCGACTCCTCCGTCACCGGCTGCTCCTCAGGCGAAGACAAAACCTCCCCGCCCTTCTGAAACCGCCTCCTGACCAACGGCCCACGCAGCAACGTCGGCTGCTCCAAAGTCGGCTTACCAAACGTCGCCCTCATCAACCCACGCGCCGCATCCTCCGCCCTCTTGGCCTTCAACTTGTACTGACGCGCCAACTCCAACATGTCCGACCCCACACCCGCCTTCGGACCCTCAACCTTGCCCCCGGACAACGAACCCAACTCCATCCCCATGTCCTTGCCAAAACCCTTACTGGTCTTGGCCTCCGGACCACGGCCCGCGACCCGCTTTGCAGAAATCCGCTGCAACGAACCCCCACCCTCCGACTCCAAGGACGGCACCGCCAACAACTCATCCAACAAGCCCTTCGACTCACTGTCGTACTCTGGACCAAGCATGGCCGATGCCCCCTGTCAAGACCTGAACGCCATTCTATCCCTCAGTAGTACTCCGGAACAAGCTCCCGGGCAGAGGACTCAGGCACATCGTCCGTCTGCAAACTAATAAAATTCCCCTGCCGAAACCGCATCATCGCCATCGTCGTCGAATCCACCATATCATCGTTATCCCCGTTCGGGAACGCCGCACATTCTTCGACCAACTCCTCCGCCCAATCACGGTCCGGGGCCCACACCATCCCCGCCTCAAACATCGGCGCAATCGAGTTCGCCCGACTGATCTTGTCCGTCCCCGTCCTTCTCCCACCCGGGCTATACAAAGTCACCGGAATACTCATCCGCCGCAACTCCTGCTGCAACGTGATCCCCGTCGCCTTCGCCTCAATCAAAACATTGTCCGGCTGCCAATGCTCGTACTGCTCTTTCGCGACCCGCTTCAACTCAGGAAAGTCCCACCGCCCACGCTTCACGTCCAACAAAATAATGTGCGCCCCCTCATCCTCCCCAGGATAAAACACCCCCCACGTCGTGATCACACTGTAGTCAGCCGTCTCCTTCTTCGAGTACGCCGTGTCCATCGACTGAATAATGTAATTCACCAGCGGCGGATCCTCATGCGGCCACACCCTCCACCACTCCCGCTTCAGAATCGCACCCTCATCATTGGTCGGCTGCTGCTGATACATCGCATTCCACTTCTGCACCGACAACGACGCCTTGACAGCATTCAACTCCTCTAACTTCCAAAACCCAGGCCACAACGGCCGACCACTCGGCAATATCGCCGGAAACTCAATCACCTCCCACTTATCCGCGTTGTGACTCGACTGCGCCTTCAATAACCGCGCCGTCAAATCCTTCGTCCCCCAACGCGTCATCACAATCACAATCGCCCCACCCGGCTGCAACCGGGTGCGGGGGCCAGAGCTATACCACTCCCACGCATTCTCCAAAGCAAGATCACTCATCGCATCCTGCTCCGAATGCGGATCGTCAATAATCAAAACGTCCGCACCCCGCCCCGTCATCGCACCCCCCACACCCACCGCAAAATACTCCCCTCCCCTGTTCGTATCCCACCTCCCAGCCGCCTTGCTGTCCGCCTTCAAAGTCACATCCGGAAACAACTCCTTATACGACTCCGAATCCATCAAGTCCCGCACCTTCCGACCAAAACGAACCGCCAACTCGCTGTTGTGCGTCGCTTCAATGGCCTTGGTTCGCGGCTCACGGCCCATGAGAAACGCAGGCAAAAGGTAGGACGCGAACTCACTCTTCGTGTGCCTCGGAGGCATGTTGATGATCAACCGCTTCAACGTGCCATCAGCAATCCTGTCGAAAGCTGACGCCATCTTCTCGTGATGCGGACCGAGGATCGCGGCCGGCCAGACGTACTTGACGAAGTCCAAGAAATTCGCACGGGCACGGTCTTGCGCTTCAAGCTGCGAGAGCCGCAGCTCCAAACGAAGACGCTCCGCTTCTAACTCTTCAGGGATCAGATTTGACATAACGTGGCTCTCTTCAGACTTTACTTTAAGTTTGGATCCACGTGGAACCAAAATTTATGGCGGGGTGCAGCAATCATAAAACAAGGGGGTGGGTTTTTGGAACAGAGCAAAGAAGGCCAAAGCTGGTCGGAAAAGGGGACCCAATTTTGTTTTGAGCAACATTTAGCGTGCGAAATCGGGCTAAAGCCTGCGCAGCTCGCGACGCGGCCTGTTTTTTGGACCCCGGTCCCCGGGCCTGGGCTCGCGGGCCGTGCGCCTGGGGCCCCGAACCGCGCACCAGGGAGCGCGGCCAGGGAGCTCGAGCGATTAGGCCAGGAGCGCGGGCCGCGTACCAGGGAGCGCGGCGCGTGAGCTCCAGGCGCGTGAGCTCCAGGCGCGTGAGCTCCAGGCGCGTGAGCTCCAGGCGCGTGTTTGCATGTACATGCAAACAAGGGAGCGGTTACCGGGCCGCGATACACGCGCCACGGACCAGGGCCAAAGCGGGCCGGCCCGAGGGCCTGGAATAGCCCGCCAGGGCAAAAGGCGGCCGGCCTGGGGGAGCTCGGCCGCGTCGACCTTTTGCGATACCAGGGCGAAAAA